TTCAGATGGACTTGTAATAGATAACTTAGCTACTAATTTTATGAATGAATCTAATGTATTAGAAGCAAGTTACTACTATGGTCAACAAATACTGATTGAGCAGGTACATGCAGAAATGTACTCACTATTAATTGACTCCTATATTAAGGATGAAAATGAGAAAGATGATTTATTTAATTCCATGAATACTAATGATGCTGTAAAAGTTAAGGCTGAATGGGCTATGGATTGGATTGGGAGTACTTCCTTTGCTGAAAGATTAATAGCATTTGCTTGTGTAGAGGGTATTAGTTTTAGTTCAGTATTTGGTGGAGTATTTTGGTTTAAATCAAGAAATCTTATGCCTGGTCTATGTGAAGCAAATGATTTAATAATTAAAGATGAAACATCACATTATGAATTTGCAGTTAATGTATATAATAGTTACCTTAAAGATGAGTTTAAAGTAAGTAAAGGTAGAATCAGAGAAATTGTGTTAAGTTGCTTTGATGTAGAAAAAGTATTTATTGATAAGAGTATGCCTGATGGATTAAAAGGATTAACTAAAGATATGATGGTACAATATGTACAGTTTGTTACTGATGTGGTACTTGTTGATTTTGGATGTGAGAGAGAATTTAAAGTGGGTAACCCATTAGATTATATGGCTAAGATTGGATTGTCAACTAAGAATAATTTCTTTGAAAAACAAGTTGGTGAGTATTCAAAATTAGAGGGGTTGAAAGATGGTGAAAGTTTATTTGATGAAGAATTTTAATATATGAAGATAATAAAAAATAATGGTAGTAAGCAGGAGTTTATGCCAAACAAGATACTAACAAGAATAAAGAATGTATCTAAAGATTTGAAAGTTAATCATGTTGAACTATTTCAAAAAGTTATACCATCTATTACAGATGATGTAACAACAACAGAAATAGATGAAATAATTGCATTTAAGGCTGCTGATATGATTATAAGTCATCCAGATTATAGTGTGTTAGGAGGTAGGATTTTAATGACAAGACAAGGTAAACTTCTAAATATAGATTTAGAACCTATTGATTATGATTATGATTTCTTTGCAGCAACTACTTTTTTAGAAAAGTACTCTATAAAGGATGATAATAAAGTTCCATTAGAGTTACCATCAATGATGTATGATAGGATAGCATATGAGTTATATAAAGATGATGAAGATAGTAGAAAAGAGCTTTACCATGAGTTAGTTAGTAAAAAAGGTAGTTTTGCTACTCCAATTTTAACAAATACAGGTGTTGAAAATAGAGGTAGTTTGATTAGTTGTAATAAAACAATGATTAAGGCAGACAGTTTGGATGGTATTGAAGATACTAAACGAAAGATAGCTGAGGCATCAAAAGCAGGTGCAGGTATCGGAGGGTTGCTTGACCCAATTAGAAGTAAACATTCTATGGTATCATCTTTTAAAAATAATGCAGGTGGTATTATGAAGTTAATGAAGATGATTGAACCTATGATGGAGTTCTACAAACAAGGTGATAGAAGTGGTTCATTTTCTCCATACTTATCTATATGGCATAGAGATATAGAAGATTTCATTTCAAGTACATTACCAACAGGTGAGGAATCACAGAGAGTTAGGAAATTGTTTACTGGTGTCATTATAAATGATTTATTTATGAAAACACTAATATCTAATGGTACTTGGTATTTGTTTTGCCCAAATGATATTAAAAAAGCAGGACTTAAACCTTTATATGATTTATTAGGTGATGACTTTGAAAGGGAATACAATAATGCTGTTAATTTAGGATTAGGTACACCAATAAACGCACAAGCTTTGTGGGCAAAATTAATAAAATCACAAGTTGAGTCTGGTAGACCTTATACTATGTTTAAGGAGAACATGAATTGGAGGTGGATGCAAGATAATATAGGTATTGCAAAATTTGCAAATCTATGTACAGAATTTATAGGTGTATCATTACCTGAATATACATCACAATGTACGTTAGCATCAATAAATCTTCCTGCTCATAATACAATGGAATCTATATGGAACACAACAAGAATTTTTACAAAAGCTTTAAATAGAGTTATTGATATTAATAAATGGAGTGATAATTGGAGTGAAAAGGCAGGATTAGACCAAAGAGCATTAGCAATAGGTGTTGCAGGAATGGCAGATTATTTTGCTATAAATAAAATATCATTTGAGTCTGATGAAGCTAAATTTGCAAATAAAGAGATATTTGAAACTATGTATAAAGCATCTGTTACAGAGAGTAATAGGTTAGCTGAAATAGATGGCTGTTACCCTGCATGGAATGGAAGCAGGTATGAAGAAGGTGATACATATATTGAAGGTTGGAGTCCTATAGAAAATGGTGAACCTATTAAAATGAGAAATTCATTGTTATTAGGATTAATGCCTACAGCTACTACAGCAGGTTTATTAGGGTCTTTTGAAAGTTTTGAACCAGTAAATTCTAATATATTTAATAGAACAGTTGGGCAAGGCAATTTTTTAAGAATAAATAAATATTTAGTAAGAGAGTTAGAGGAGTTAAATCTTTGGACACCTGATATTAGAAATCTAATTGTGATAAATGATGGTTCTGTTCAAAATATAGAAAATATACCAAGTGATATTCAATACAGATATAAAACTGTGTGGGAAATACCTCAACGAACTTTATTAGACTTGGCTATAATTAGGAATAAATATGTAGACCAATCACAATCTATGAATGTGTATCATGTAGAACCCAAATTAGGTAAAATATCCTCAGCATTGGTACATGCTTGGAAAGGTGGGCTAAAAACTGGTTCTTATTATACAAGAGTTAGGTCTAAATTAGATAATAATAAAAAACTTTCAGTGAATACAGACCCATTACCACAAAAACCAAAAAACAGTGTTATAGAATGTTTTGGGTGTCAGAGTTAATTGGTATGGTTTTTGATAATAATTAAAATATAAAATAAATTAATAAATATGAAGAAAATAGTTTTCGATAAAGAAGCAAGAGAAAAATTGCAAAAGGGTGTAAATGTTATAGCAAATGCTACAAAAATAACATTAGGTGCTAGAGGTAGAAATGTAGGTATTTACAACATACAAGGTGACCCACACATTACAAAAGATGGTGTAACTGTTGCTAAGACAGTAGAAGTTGTAGACCCTGTAGAGAATTTTGGTGTAGACTTGATGAAACAAGTTGCACTTAGTACAAATGATGATGTTGGTGATGGTACTACCACATCAATAGTGTTAGCACAAGAGTTAATTAATAAGGGTATGGAGGCTATTAATGATGGTGGTAATCCAATCTTTATTAAAAGAGGTATGGATAAAGCTTTAAAAATGGTAATAACATACTTAGATAGTATTTCAATTAAAGTTAAAGGGGATAAGTTTATTAAAGACATTGCAACTATATCTGCCAATAATGATGATAGTATTGGTCAGTTAGTTGCTGAGGCTTTTAAAAAAGTGGGTAATAATGGAGTAGTTAAGTTAAAGGCATCTCCAACAAGCGAATCATTCTTGACACATATTAAAGGTTTTGAATTTGATAGAGGTTTAATTGCTAATTTCTTTTCTACATCAGTAGATACTGTTGAGGCTGAATTAAAAAAGTCACCATTGATTTTAATAACAGATTTAGATATTAAATCTTTAAATGATTTTGGTGTAAATAGCGATAATAAAATTGGATTATTTGAAGAAATAATTGAAGAAGGTAGAGATTTACTTATTATATGTAATAATATAGAAACATTACCTATAACATCATTTTTCCAATTGAAGCAAGAACAAAGTATTAATTTTGTACCTGTTAAAGCACCTGAGTTTGGTAGTAGAAGAAATGATATTTTAGAAGATATTGCTATTGCAACTGGTGGTAAATTTATCTCAGAAACTAAAGGTATGAAATTAAAAGATGTAACATTTGATGATTTAGGTGAGGCAGGAATTATCAACATTACAGAAGATAATACTACAATATTAGAAGGTAAGGGTGATAAAAAGAGTATTAAAAATAGAGTTAAATCTATTAATACTAAATTAAAATCTGAAACTGATGAATATGCTGTAACTAAATTAGAAGAGAGATTAGCAAAATTGACAAAAGGTGTTGCTATAATTAATGTTGGTGCTAACTCTGAGATTGAGTTCAAAGAGATTAAAGATAGAATAGAAGATGCATTAAATGCAGTTAAAGCAGCAATAACTTATGGTGTTGTAGCAGGAGGTGGTGTAGCATTATTACATTATGATTTACCTGCAACAGATTTCATAGTGGATAAAGAAGAGATGATTGGGGCTAATATAGTTATTGAGTCATTAGATGCACCTTTTAAGGAGATTATCAATAATTCAGGAGAAAATCCTTTAGATATTATGAAATCAATAGCTAAATATAGAATGGACAATGATACTATGGATTATGTTATAGGTTATGATGTTAAAAATTCTGTAATTGGTGATATGATAGATATGAATGTTGTTGACCCTGTAAAGGTAGTTAAGACATCACTTACAAATGCTGTATCAATAACTGGTACATTATTAACAACAGGATGTGTAATAGTAGATGAAGATACTGATGTTGTACCATTTACTATGAAGTAATAATTAGTTTATTTTAATTGGAAAGGTAGGAATTTAAATATTTCTACCTTTTTTCTTTGCTATAAACTTTTTTTGTTGTATATTTGCATCATATTAATAACTAAATATAATAAAATGGATAAACTTAGTATAGTTTTAACATATCAAGGTGGTAAATTTTATAAGGCACATTTGAATGGTAAAAGAATAGATAAAGAGGACTTAGAAGATATTATAGGTACAGAATTACCATGGGGGAATATAAGAAATGAATGTGAATCTTGGATTAACACCCAAAATGAGTATGAGGTAGATTATTTTGATGAATTTGATGTAAGTTAATATGACAAGAGAAGAATATATAAAAATGAGAAAATTAGGGTTAATTGCCTTAATAACTTTTAAATACTTTAAGGAAAAAGGTTTAAAAATGACTGATATTGAATTTGGAAATAATTATTATAAAATTATGAAAGTTTTAAATATTAGATATAAATTTAGTCAAGCTATGATGATTTCTGAATTAGATGGTAGATTTGAATTAACAATAACAGAGGATATAGCAACTGGTAAAATATATAAAATAACATGATAATATTAACAATAATTATTGTATTAGCATTTTGGTATTTTGACCCAAGAGTAGATACAATTAGAAATGGGGACACTATAATTTGGTATGGTAGAAAAGAAAGAAAATGGTTTAAATTAAAAGATATAATAGGATGGTAAACAAATTAATAGCAAATTTAAGTAAGAATCAGAGAGATTTTTTACACTATATAGCAAATGAGGATTTAAAAATAAATGATTATAGTTTTTATGTTCAAGGTGATTTGCTAAAAAGATATAAAGTAATTCAATCTGATGGTAGTAGCGACAAGATTGAACATTTAGAAACTGATAGATTAATAAATAAAGGGTTTATGAAAATAGTTAAATCTGAATATGGTTCATATTATACTATACATACATGGAAATTAACAGATTATTTTTTAAATAAATTTAAAACTAAAAAATAGTATGGGTATAATAACAAGTGCTAAAAAATTAGTAAATTTAGCAGTAGAACAGTTAGTAAGGTATCAATCAGGTAAGGACAAACCAATCATAACAAGTTTAAAACATTTTAATGATAGTGCATTGGGTGGTATTTTTAAACAAATGATTATTGTTATAGCAGGTATTAGTGGTTCTGGTAAAACATATTACCTACAGAAGATAGAGGAGGATATGTTTAATAAAGAACTTAATCCTGATTGTGATGATTATGTGTTACTTAGATGTAACTATGAGATGTCAGTATTTAGACTTATTCTTAGAAAATTAAAAAGAGGTTTAAATAAGACAATGAAAGAAATATTGTTTAATGAGCCTTTAGGTAAAGAGTTTGATAAATTCAAAGAAGTATGTGATTCAGAAAGACATGATAATATATTCTACTATGAAGAACCAACTATACCATCTATTTGGGAAAAAGATATAAGAGAGTTTCTAACTTTACATAAAGCTAAAAAACATGTTCTAATAACAATAGACCATATTGCATTAACAAAAGATGAGGGTAATAAGAAAAAAGCTATTGATGATATAGTGGAAACTTGTAATAAATTTAAAAAAGAATTTCCTAATGTATCATTTGTAATAATATCACAATTAAATAGAGAAATTGAGGGTAGGAGAGATGTTAGGGATTTAGCACCAAATAGAGGTGACCTATATGGTTCTGATACTATGTATCATATTGCAGATATTGTATTAATTATACACAATCCATTTAAGTTAGGTCATCAAAAGTATATGGTTGTTAGTACAGACCAGTATAGTTACTTGGATGAGTTTTTAATAGACCCTGCAAAACCAAGAACAAATTTTGATACTAAAAATGCAGTATTTTTCCACTATATAAAACAAAGAGATATAGAAGATATGGGGAATATTAAAGACATATTTGTAGAAAGATTATACATAGAAGAAGAAAATAGTATTGAGGAAAAAGATGACTTCGATGCAGACAATGAAGAATTATTTTAAATTAAAAAGAATGAGTGAAAAAACACAAATATCAGAATTAAGAGGTAACTATAGAAAAAATAGAAGCCAAAGTATATTTAAAAGTAGCAAAGGTGTTATTTGGAGAAATAGAAGTAGATATATTAAATAGATAAATTATGAGACAAGAAAATAGAATACCTATTATATCAGATATATTATATGATAATAAAAATAAGTACAAGTTACTTATGAATTGGGGCATAGAATCAGAAGAAATACTTGAAAATTGGTGTGATAGATATGGAGAATTTATTGAATTTTGGGAAAGTAATCCTGATTTAAGATTACCACAAGTTTTAATTAACTTAGGTATAATGCCTAACTTTGGAGGATTCTATTACCATAAAGAAGATGAAGATTCTATGATAGAATCTGGACTAATTGATGCAAGAGATATATTATTTTGGGGTATAAACTATACTAAGGATAATAAACCATTAGATGAAACTGCATGGACATTAATTGCTGATATGAATACAGACCATATAAGTACAATAGTTAGTTTAATAAATAAAAGAAAGATGGCAGTATCTCCTGTATATACTAAATATTTTAGGGAAGAATTAAAATTAAGAAGAAATGGAAAGTAGATTTACAACAGATTTAGAGAAAGAAATGAATGATATAATAGAGAAATTATTACAAAGAGATTTAGATGATTACTTTAAATACACTACTGATATATCATTTACACCTGTAGGAATATTTTATGAAGGTAATGAAATTACTGGTGAAGATGTTACTAATATTGTGAATAGTAGGAAAGCTATGGATTCTCTGTATGAAAATAGAAATAATGTGTACAATAAGGCTATTGAAAAGTTTGGTAAATCAGGTCAGTTTGATATGGCACAGGAAGAAGCAACCGAGTTAGCATTAGCAATAAGAAGATATAATAGACTTGGGCATGATGCAGGTGTTGATAACTTATTGGAAGAAATTGCAGATACAGAAATAATGATTGAACAATTAAAAATTATGTTACCTTTATGTTCTACATATAAAATAAAGGATATAAAGAAATCAAAGATTAACAGACTAAATAATATATTATGAGTGATAAAACAGCATTAGGAGCAAGAATGAAAGAGTTTTATGAGAAAAGAACTCGAACAGTATTAACAAGAAGACAACCAGTAATTATAAGATTAGATGGTAAGGCTTTTCATACATATACTAAAGGATTAGATAAACCATTTGATGAAGGTCTAATCCAAGATATGGCAGAAACAACTAAGTTTCTATGTAAAAATATACAAGGGTGTAAAGCAGGTTACACACAAAGTGATGAAATATCACTACTATTAACAGACTTTGACAGATTGGGCACTGATGCTTGGTTTGATTATCAAGTTCAAAAAATGACAAGTGTTGCTGCATCAATGGCAACTGCTAAATTTAATCAATTGAGACTTGTCAGAAGTTGTGAAACTAATATTACAACAGTTGGCGATGACCCTGATAGATTAATAGATGCAGAAGGTTTTATGTGGAATGAGGAAATATTAGATGAACCATTAGCATTTTTTGATGCAAGGGTATTCTCTATACCAGAAGATGAGGAAGTTGTTAATTATTTTATTTGGAGACAGAGAGATGCAGAGAAAAATAGTGTTTCTATGTTAGCACAATCTTTATTTTCACATGGTACACCGAATAGTGAACTTCACAAAAAGAATGGCACTGATATGATGGAAATGTGTTGGGCAAAAGGACACAATTGGAATGATTTACACTATTCTAAAAAGAGAGGTAGTTTTATTGTTAAGAATACATATGTAAATGATATTAGAGTTAAGGACAAGTATGAAGAGACTTGTGTTGGTGATATTTGGTATCAACCTAATAATAAGGATTCTATGTACCCAAATAAGTTAGGTAGATTGTTAGTTTTTGCAGAGTCAGCAATTGATGACGATTATGATTGGTGTGATATTCCTATAGAAAAAGTTAGAAGAAAATGGGAAATAACAGAGACTCCTATTTTTAGTAAACAAAGAAAATCATTATTAAACCTGTTAAACAGGAATTATGATTAAATAATAACCATTAAAATAATTAACATGGGTGTAAGAAATAATGCAATAAAATTAGCTTTTAAAAAGGGTTATAGAGTATTAGAGTGTGGGGCTGTTGTATCACACAAGGACAATAATTTGAAACTTCAAGTTAAAAAAGTTAATGGTAAAAGTTACTATAGATTTAGTTTAAGAATGGATGGTAAAAATACTAATGTTATGGTACATAGATTACAAGCTTACCAAAAATATAAAGGTAAAACTTTTAAGGAAGGTATAGTTGTAAGACATAGAGATGATGATTCATTAAATAATTCTAAAAAGAATATATTGATAGGAACACAAGCACAAAATATGAAAGATAAATACAGAAATAGATGAAAGTAGGACAAAAAATTTGGAAAATAAGAATTAATAAACCTTTTGATAATAGTAATCTAACTTTATCATCATACAAAGAAGGTATATTTGTTGATGAACATAAGATATTAGGTATTTCACAATACAAAATATGTTTAAATGATGAATGGTTTACAACTTTAGATACAGTTAGAGAAAGAAGAGATAGGTCTATGTATAATTACATTG